ATACATCAAGTATACGCAGGACGAACTGGACGAACAGGCCCGGCAGCAGGAGCATGAGACCAAGATGGCGCAGATGCCGGAGACACTGGAAGCCCTGAAAAACGAAAACGAAATGCTGAAGCAGTGCTTGCTGGAAATGAGCGAGACTGTCTATGCGTAAAATCACACAAAAAATCGAAAGGTTGGTAATTATGATGGCTATGTTATGGGCACAGGAAATTATGTCTGCTAAGACTATGGAGGAGGCAAAGGCTCTGTATGAGCGCTGCCCCCGCTTGCTGAAGGAGAAGGTCAAGGCGATTCTTATCAAGAGCGGCTTTGAGGAAATCACACAGTAAGGAGGACGCTATGGCTGAAATTATGGATGTCTCCCGCTGGCAGGGGAGCATCGACTGGGACGCGGTGAAGCGCAGCGGCAAAATCGACGGCGTGATGCTGCGGGTGCTGGGCAGCAAGGGCGGCAAGCCCTACGTTGACCCGGTCTTCGAGCGCAACTATGCCGCGTGCACGGCGCGGGGCATCCCGGTGGGCGGTTACTACTACACCTGCGCCACCACGACCCAGCAAACGGCCGCAGAACTGGCCGCCCTGCGTGCTGCACTGGCGGACAAGAACTTCCAACTGCCCATTGCGGTGGATGCAGAAGACCCGAAGCTGCGCGGTCTGACCCCGGCCAAGCTGTCCGCCCGCGTGGCCGAAGCCGCTGCCCAACTCGAAGCGTGGGGGCTGTATGCAATGGTGTACACCTACACCGATTTCGCGGACACCGCTCTCGACATGGCAGCCCTCGCTGCTTACGATCTGTGGATCGCGGACTACCGCGGCACGCGCCCCACCCGCAAGCACGGCATGTGGCAGTACACCGCAAAGGGCACCATCCCCGGCGTGAGCGGCCCGGTAGACCTGAGCCATGCTTACAAGGACTATGCTGCCATCATCCAGCGGGCCGGGCTGGGGCAGGTCAGGGGGTGAGACCGATGGAGACGATTCTGGCCGCTGTGATCACCGGCGGCGTGACGCTGATCGGTGTGCTGATTGCCAACGGCAAGACGCAGGCCGTGACCGAGACCAAGCTGGAGGAACTGACCCGAGAGGTGCGGATGCACAACAACTTCGCCCAGCGGGTGCCGGTGATCGAGGAGCAGCTGAAAGTGGCAAATCACCGCATTGCCGATCTGGAAGAACATGAATACGAAAGAGAAAGGAATTGACCTATGACGAACAGAAAAATCCCCGCCGCGACCATCGCCCGCACTGTTGTGCTGGCACTGGCCCTCGTCAATCAGCTGCTGAGTGCAGCAGGCAAGCCGGTGCTGCCCATCGACAGCGCCAGCGTGGAACAGTGGGTGACGGCTGGCCTGACCACCGCTGCCGCCATCTGGGCATGGTGGGAGAACAACAGCTTTACTCCCGAGGCCATCCACGCCGATGAGTTGCTGGATCAGATGCAGGGAAAAATCAAGTAAGAGTACATAGCAACAGCCCCGGGGAGCCTGACGGTTCCTCGGGGCTGTTTTCTTTTGGCACGTTTCGGCATATTCCGACGCATTCTGCATTATCCGGCACATTCTGACATTTTCCGGTTAAAGTTGGATGGAAAGGATGTGCAAACTATGCCTGACATGAAAATTTCGGACTCCCCTGCCCAGCTGGATCAAATTCTCAGGCCGCTGGGGATTACCCGGAGCTCAAGGAATTACCGTGTTCTCTGCGAATGTGTGGCTCTGATCTGTGAGCAGGAGGACCGGCTGGAAGCCGTACAGAAGGAGATCTATACCCCCATCTCAGACCAGCGGCGCTGCAAGTGGTCCGCCATTCAAAGTGCCGTCCGGCGTGCAGCAGAGAAAGCCTGGGCGCTGAACCCCGAGGGCGTTCAGCAATTGGCTGGCTACCCGCTGACCGGCGCACCCAGCGCGGTGCAGTTCCTGGAGATGCTTTACAATGCCGTGGTGAGAGGGTAACGAAAAGGCTGCCATGCGAGTGTGATGCGTGGCAGCCTATTTTTGTTGATTTTTGCATAGTTTTCCGCAGAAAGTGGGTTTGACTGTGGGTTACAGCAAAAGAAAAACACCCAGGAACTTACGTCTCTAGGTGTTTTATCTTGGTGGGCGCGGGTGGATTCGAACCACCGAAGCTGAAAAGCAGCAGATTTACAGTCTGTCCCCATTGGCCACTCGGGAACACGCCCAGATTCTGTTCACGTCCGTTGCCGGACGACTTGTTTATTTTATCAGACTGCGGGCGATTTGTCAACTACTTTTTTCGGATTTTTGCAGCTTTTCTGCTGAAACTGTCGGCAGGGTCAGTTTTGGGTCAGATGTTTCCGGCGCTCATAATCCCGCAAGGCGGCAATGGCTTCGCCGGACATGGGGTAGAGGGCAATGAGATTGAATATGGTCATCAGGCCGATGCCCACGTCGCCCAGATCCCACACCACGGTATAGGCTTCCAGGCCACCCACCATCAGCATGACAAGGGCCAGCACTTTATAGGCTGTCTGCCAGCCCCAGCGGTCACCAAAGAGGTACGCCACATTGGAGCGGGCATAGAACAGGATGCCGATGAAGGTGGAGAAGCTGAACAGCGCCAGCGTGATGGCAATGAACACCACGCCAAAGCTGCCCAGATGGTACTGCGCCGCTGCCTGCAGCAGATCCATGCCGGTCAGCCCAGTGGTGATATTTGCGGGAGCCAGCAGCATCATAAAGGCAGTGCAGCTGCAGATGACCACCGTGTCGATCAGGACACCCAGTGCCTGCACAAAGCCCATCTTCACAGGATCATCGCAGGAGGCAGCCGCTGCCGCACAGGGGGCCGAACCGCTGCCCGCTTCATTGGAGAACAGGCCGCGCTTGACACCGTTCATCAGCACCGCGCCAAAGCCGCCCGCGGTCACCTGCCGCAGGCCGAAGGCTTCTGAGAAGATGCGGCCCAGCACAGTGGGCAGCTGGCGGAAATTTACCGCAATGATGATGACCGTCATCACGAAATAGCAGACCGCCATGATCGGCACGATAACATCCAGGCTTTTCACGGTGGCATCCTTGCGCAGGACAATGACCGCCGAGAGCACCACCAGCACCACCGTGGTCACGATGGGCGGGATGGAGAACGCATTGGCAAAGGCAGAGCTGACCGAGTTGCTGATGACCTGGCTGATGCCGCACCAGCAGATGAGGCCCGAAATGGCAAACAACACCGCAATGATGGAATGATGCAGCTTTTTGCCCCGCTTGCGCTCGGCCAGCACATGGATGTAGTAAGCTGGGCCGCCGCGCTGACCGCCATAGAGCGGGTCGGGCTGCCGGTACTTCTGGGCCAGTGTGGATTCCACAAAGGAGGTAGAGGCCCCCAGCAGGGCCGTGACCCACATCCAGAACACCGCACCGGCACCACCGGCAGACACTGCCGCCACCACGCCCACCAGATTGCCCATGCCTACCCGGGTGGCCGTGGAGACGATGAGCGTCTGAAAAGAGGAAAGGCTGTCCCTGCTCTGGTTCTTTTCGCAGACAGCGGCGATCATATCCCGGAACAGCCGCACGGGCAGCAGCCGGGTGCGCAGGGTGAAGAACACGCCCGCCGTGAGCAGCAGCACCGCCATCAGCGAAATGCCGATGCCGCCGCCCACCGGCAGGGTGAACAAATCACCCCAGAGCAGGTTGTATACCGTTTCGATCAAATGGGACATTCTGAGGAGCCTCCTGTTGTGTGATTACTTTATTATAATACAGCACTTCAGGTTTGTAAATCAGAAAATCCCAGCGCAAGGAAAATAAAAAATCCGAACCCTTCTCTTTCGAGAAAAGGTTCGGATTTTCATTGTTTGGTGCGAGTAGTGATACAGAACTTTTCAAAAACCATCGTAGTACAATTCGTTTTCAAGGTCATCGGATAGCAACTTGCTTGTATCGCACCCCGATGGGTAGCTGTGTTTGAAATCCAGTTGCCTTTTATATACCACACAACCTAAAAATTATCAAGTACGCGCAGCGTTCACTTCTCCCATCACCGGGAGCAAATGAACGCTGCTTTTTTGTTTACAACGAAAGGAGGCATCCGTGAAATGGCAGTTTTTCGTGTAGAAAAGAACAGCGGCTACACGGTCATGTCGAACCATCACCTGCGGAACCGAGCCTTGTCCCTGAAAGCCAAAGGCTTACTCTCCCAAATGCTCTCCCTGCCGGAAGATTGGGACTACACTCTGCAAGGGCTAGCCCGTATCAACCGGGAAAGCATTGACGCGATACGGCAGGCCATCCGGGAACTGGAACAGGCGGGCTACATCCAGCGTTCCAGAGAACGGGACGAGAAAGGG